ACAACCAAAAGCGATTAGGGGTATTTTCCGTAAAAAAGCCCGCTGCAACTGACCAGATACTATCATCAATTCCGCTCGCCTCATCGAATACCAGCATGACACCCGCGAAGTTATGCACGCCAGCGTAAGAGTCTGGATTTTCTGCACTCCACAACCGCCCTTCTACGCTCCAATAGCGCGTTCCGAGTTTCAGGTCTTTCTCTACTAATTCCGCTATCCATTTAGCGGGCAAGACTCTGGTAGCACTGACCTCGAACCAGTGGCTGTGTATCGACATACTCAGCCACTTGGTTATCTCGGCCCATGTGACGCTACGGAGCTGCGCTTCGCTATTGGCGCTGACGATGGTCGTTGAGCCAATCCGTGTGGTTAGCATCCAGATCGTCAGCCAACTGACTAGCGCGGACTTACCGATACCGCGCCCTGAACTGACTGCAAGCCGCAATGTCTCAAAGTCTATCTTGCCGTTGTTCGCTTTGATGTGCTCGCGGAGCTCGATCAGAACCTCGCGCTGCCACTGGCGCGGGCCTTCAAAGTGTTCAAGCGGTGTCCCAGGCTTCTTCCACGGAAAGGCCAGTCGCACGAACGCGAGCGGGTCGTTCTTGAGCGTCGGACTCCACAGCGTTGCCATCAGCTTCTGTTCTTCTTCCGCTGAGTAAATCGGCACTTGCAAGTTAGTCTATCCTATGTGTGTGATATTTTAGTTCCGCCGCTTTCCGCGCGGCTAAAGCGTCGTCTTTGGTATCAAAATAACCCAAGAATACCTGTTTCTTATTTAATGAAATCCTAGCGCGCCATCGCCCTTCTTTAAGGGTAACGCCTCTATGTTTGCTATGCCGATTCTGCATGTTTTGGCTATGTGTCGCTAAACGTAAATTACAAATCCTATTATCTAAACCGTTGCGATTTATATGATCCATGTCTCTGTCCGGCCAGACCCCATATACATATAACCAAGCTAGTCTGTGGGCTTTGTATTTACGACCAAAAATGCTTATGTGATAATAATTTCTTGCCGTTAGTCCTCCGGCTTTACTATTAATTTTTGCTCTTCCTGGCCTAGTGACTAGCCAAGTAAAAATGCCCGTGTCGGGGTCATAGCTCAATAGACTTTTCAGGAGTTCTTGCGTAATTTGGGTCATAGCCGCCGTCCTCATTACGGTTGGTCAGGAGGCCGTCTGACGTTCCCGCGTCGGCGGCCTCTGTATTATCTATCACATAACCTTCAATAACCCTAGTTTGCGCTTCTTCTAAAGCGGCAAGAATACTAATCTTTTGGTCTATTTGAATTTGAACAGACTGCGGTGCAGTCCAACGATGCACATGCTTTAATATATCGAGCGCCGCTTTAGTGTCGCCATTTAACGCGGCTGTGCGTAAGACGCCGGCCATCTCAGCCTCGCCATCCGCGCGGCCTTTGATCTCCGCATATTCCGCAATAGGATCGAACTGCACCAACCGGCGATACTCAACCGGCAGCATACCGGCAGCTAACGCGAGCGCGTCGCCTTTGAGTCCTTTACGCGCGGCCTCGTAGATCAGTTCGAGATTCTTTTCTGTGGCCTCTATTTTACGAGGCTCGTATGGCAAGCTTTCAAACATAGAATCTTTATTAGCACATTTTTAAAATAAAAAAAAGTTTGAGTAATCCCTGCGTAGATATTCCCAGACCACGCAAGGCCCAGCCCCCCCCCGTATACAATCAGTCAATGTAGACAAATGTAAACTGATCTGAATGTAAACCAATGTCAACTATGTTTACATAAACTAAGTATACATTCAGGCCTTGGTCTTTTTGGTCACGTGTTGCCAGGTCACATTCACGCTAGCATATTGAATGTATACATGGGGGAAGAGATACGCGAGAGAAGGGGAAGTCTTGGTCGTCTTGGTCTTTTGGTCATCGGAAAAAAATCGCGCCAAATATGGAGCGTATGTATACACATATGTCTGTATGTATACATATATCTATTATTTAATTATATATATATAAAAGACCAAAAAGACCAAAGAGCCAATTTTCCCCACAATCCTTGGGCCTTCGCTTTGGTCAAAGCGCTATCCTATCAAGACCACGAAAAGACCATGAGACAAAAAATCTTTGCTTTTACCAAAAATAGTTATTGACTAACAAATAAAATGTGATAATATGATCATATTGAAAAGGAGAAAACAAAATGAGCGTATGGAAAAGCAACCCTGAACTGATGGCGCGCCTCACGACCGCGCAGAACCATGAAGCAAATATCAACCAAGACATTATGACGTTTTGTGCATTCTTTACGACGGTTGAGCAATTGCAGCGCCACGTAGAACACTATGAGCAACAAGCGGCAGAATATGTCGCACCAAAGAAAAGGCGGCGCGCATAAGCGCCGCTAATAAATAGGAGCACAAATCATGTATGAGCGCGAGATTTATCATTGGAACTTGCAGGAACTGCCAAGCGGTTTCTGCCTAGATGTAAACAACGAAGCGGAATTGATAGCTAACATATCTCTATTATTTGAAAGGGCATAATATGCGTACTACATTCGATTTTATATCTGACCCTGGACATGGATGGCTGAAAGTAAACACCCGCGACCTATTCGCGCTGGGGTTAACGCCATCAGACTTTAGCAGCTATTCATACCGTCGCGGAGATGATCTTTATCTAGAAGAGGATTGCGACGCCTCGCTGTTTATCGTGCGATACCGCGAGCGTACAAATAGTGACCCAAAATTCCGCGAACGTGTTGCGCGCGAAAAAAGGTCAAAAATTCGTAACTATGCGCGCAATAGCTATTGACTAGCAAACTATTTGTGTTAACGTCCTAATGTCTTTTTGTCTCTTATTGAGGTATGTCAATGATACAAGATTTAAACGCCTTGCGCCTTGCGTTAAAGCGCAATCAATTTACCGGCATTATATTATATGAAGGCCCGAGCGCTATAGATGGCGCGCCTATTGTCGCCATTGCAAACCGGATAGGCGTAGCAAGCGCCAATGCTAAGACCGGCGCAATGGTTCAAACTTTTATTATCCGCGCCGATGTTAACCCGATCGCCGCGCTCAAAGACGGTCGCGATGCTAGCATTTGCGGAGATTGTCCCCAGCGACCATTTAAGGGCGGTAAATGCTACGTTGACGTAGCAAAAAGCGTCTATAGCGTTTATGGCGCATATGAGCGCAAGCGCTATGCGCGTCCTGGCATAGACTACGACCCTGCACTATTGCCCGCGCTATTCGAGGGCAGCGCCTTCAGGCTTGGCACATACGGCGACCCTGCGGCTGTCCCGTTCCAAATATGGCGCGCCGCGACGTTAAAGGCGCGCAAGATTACAGGTTATAGCCACCAATGGCGCGACCCGCGATTCCAGGCTTTCGCTCTTTTGTGCATGGCTAGCTGTGAGAGCGAGAGCGACCATTTGCTGGCTAGCGCATGCGGCTGGCGTACATTCCGCGCAAAAAAATCTAATGAAATTAAAGCCTCAAATGAAATTGGCTGTCCCGCCGCCAAAGAAAACGGGGCGCGCACATCTTGCGATAAATGCGGTCTATGCGCCGGCAATAGAAGCAATAGTAAAAAAGATATCGTGATTAATCTACATGGTTTCAGAGTAGGGAGGGCGGCATAATGTTTATTGGAATTATTGTCATTAATCAGCAAGGCGCGAAAGACCGTTTAATCTTTGGGCCTTTTGATACGTATGAAAGCGCGGATAGATTTATTCAAAAGAAGTTCTTTGAATATAAGGACGGTGAATGCGCTTTTGTTGACGGTTTAATTGCGCCCAACTTTAGAAAGGACGCGGCATGATTCAGCAAGTCAAAACGTCAACTGTATCTTTTAAATCGGTTATGAAGACCGCGCTATTCAATCGCGGCGTTAAAGAGGCGCGAGAGGGTAAACCGTTTAATTATGACGCGGGAACAACCCTTAACGAACAATGGGCATATGAGCGCGGGCGCTTATTCGGCATGCGGTTTAAGCAAGGTTCCGTCAAACATGGCGGCGCGGTAACTAACGAAGCAATGCGTGCAATGCGCGTCGCAATACAGGAGGGGGTTATCTTATGAAGAAACCATTGAAAGGCCATCCATACCATAACAAGAGCGATAGAGAGTTAGAATTTATAATTAAAGACGCGCGTGAAGCGGCGCAAGCCATGCGCGGATTTAACTATGAAGCAGAGGCAAAATATCTCGATCAAATTAATGACGCGTTTACCGTCCTGGGCTATCGCGCCGCGCGTCAATATGTCGAAACCTATGGGGTGTAACATGCGAACACTATCAACAATAGCTAACGAGATTAGAAGAGACTGGCGCAAGCCATACTTTGGCGCGGTTCCCTACCTGCAAGCCATGTCTACACTAGACGATATCAAACAACCATACGGTTATGACAGCGGCGAAAGTGTAGTGAGATATTTTTTATCCAACGCCACGTCCTGGCGCGGCGATACCGCGCGCCGCATTAAAGCAGAACTGAAGGGAATGTTGAGATGATCGAGCTATCATTAAACCATGAAGCGATAGAGGCGCTTATAAAGATATTAAACAATCAACCCGCGCCTTTGCCGTGGCATCTAATCGACGCCTTACACACTATGCAAGAAGAGTACGATAACGAAGCAGAGCGCCAACATAGCGCGCGTTATGATTGGGAAAGATCGGCTGAAAACGACTAAGGGGGATAACATGAAATTTACATATTATTTCGATGAGCTTGAGCTAATCAAAAACTATGCGGTTATGGCGGCGGGTGAGATAGACGTGGATTACAACATAGCCGCCGCCGAACCTGATGTAGGGATTTTTGAACCCTGGATTACTGATATCGATATCACGTCGATAACATTAAACAGCAATAAAAAAGACGTGCCGGCGCTCAACCTGTCGCAAGATCATTGGCTATATAAACTGATACATGACGCGCTCATTGATAGCGACGACTTGCTTGAGGCTTGTGAAGAAGACGCAAGCCAAGATAGAGGCGGTTACTAATGAAAGAGCTTATAGCGCGGTTAAGAGCTAAAGACTTAGTAACATCTATAATAAAAAGCTGTTTTGTTGTGCCAGGACGACATCCCGCCGAAATAAATAAATTATGTAACGAAGCGGCTG